GGCCAAAACGGCACGCCCGACCTGCGGAATCGCTTTGTGATCGGAGCCTCCGTTGACCAGGCCGGAGAGGCCAAGACCGATGTGTTCGGCTATCAAACGAAAACCGGCGGCTCGCTGACGCATCAGCACGCTTATACGGCTGCCGCGCAGCAACGCTCGGGAACGGTTCTGGCAAACTCGTCCCCCAACGGCTACTACGATGCAAAATCCGACGTGTATGGAACAACGGGCATCCAAACCCAAGACGCCGGCAAATTGCCCCCCTATTACGCATTGGCCTTTATTATGAAAGGCTAATCCGGAGCCCGAAAGATGAATGGTTTCGTAAAAACAAAACAGTTGTTTTTTGACCGGCAGGCGGTTACCAGTGCCCTGGACAAGAGCACCCGGAAGGTGTTGTCGAAGTTCGGAGGCCTGGTCCGAAAGACCGCCCGCTGGTCCATTCGCAAACGAAAGAGGGCCTCCGCCCCGGGATCACCGCCCTCCAGTCATACGGAGCTTTTGAAGCGGTTTATCTTTTATTCGTATGACGACTCCGAAAAGTCTGTGGTCATCGGTCCGGCTAAGCTCCATGCCAAAAAGGGATCTGCGCCGGAGGTCCTCGAATATGGGGGAACGATTTTGCTGGAGATCGGAGAAGTAAAAAAACAGATTCAGATCGCCAGGCGACCCTATATGAATCCGGCCTTTGAGAAAACCAAAACCCAGCTGCCGCATCTGTGGCGCAATAGCATTATCAGATAAAGGAGAATTTACAATGGCAACGACCTATAAGCTCGGAATGGAAGCGGTCATCAAGTACCAGGCCCCCGCCCTGGCCGACCCTTCGACACTCGATCCTGCTGCTGCCGGCGGGATGACCGAACTTTCCAATGTGCGGGATGTGACGGTCAACCACGAAACGGGTGAGGCGGACATCACCACCCGCGCCAATGCCGGATGGAGAGCCACGGCTGCTACGCTGAAGGAATGCACCGTCGAATTTGAGATGGTCTTCAAGCCCAGCGATGCCGGATTTACGGCCATCAAGAATGCCTGGCTCAACAATGAGGAGATTTCCCTGGCGATTATCAGTGAAGATCCGGACACCTCCGGCGCCGAAGGTCCGTGCGGGAATTTTTCGATCACGAATTTCAGCCGCAGCGAGCCGCTGGAAGAGGCGATTGTCGTCCAGGTGACCGCCAAACTGTCGGCCTGGGGCCACTGGTACACCAAGGCGTAATTTGAAAGGCTTTTTCTCATGAAAGAATTTATCGACAGCACCGGCAGGAAATGGGTCCTGTCCCTGACCATCGATGCGGTCAAACGCTGCCGGGATCTTTTGAACATCAATCTCCTGGAACCGGAAAAAGGTGACCCTCCCCTGCTGACCCGAATCGGCACCGACGAGATCCTGTTCTGTGACCTGCTGTACTGCTTGTGCAAACCGCAATTGGATCAGGCAGGGATTACTGACGAGCAGTTCGGCCAGGCCTTAGGCGGCGATGCGATCCGGTCGGCCAGCCATGCCTTCTATGAGGAGATGATCGATTTTTTCCAGAAACGCGGCCGCAGCGACCGGGCCAAGGCTGTGGCCAAGCAGAGGCAGGTGATCGACCTGGCGGTCCGGACGATCGAGCAGACCTTGGACGCGGTGGACCTGGAGACGGAAGTTGTGAAGGCCCTTGGGAGTGTATCTACAAACTCGCCGGGATCATCGGGATCGATCCGGGACCGCTGACGTTGCGGGAGCTTGTCTGGATGGCCCAGGGCCGCGGGGAAAGCGCCTGGGGGCGGACCAGCAACCTGATGGCCCTGATTGCCAATGTCAACCGGGACCCGAAAAAGGGCCGTCCCTTCAAGCCGGAGGATTTTAATCCCTATGCCCGAAAATCCAGGGTCATCGTCCTGACCAAGAAGAACTTCGGGCTCCTTCGGGATCTTTTTATTGGAAAGGCGGGAAACTGATGGCCGCACAGGCGGGAGCCATCCGGGCCGGACGGGCGTTTGTCGAGCTTTATGCTGACAGCAGCCGATTTGTCGCCGGGCTGCGGCAGGCTGAAACCAAACTTCGCCAGTTCGGCCAGAACGTTCAGAACCTCGGGATGCGGATGACCGCCCTGGGGACAGCGGCCCTCTCTCCGTTTGCCATCTCTACCAAGGTCTATAAGGACTTTGATGATGTGATGCTTTCGGTCAAGGCCGTTACCGGTGCCACGGGCGATGAATTTGATACCCTGACCGAAAAAGCCAAGTACCTCGGAAGGACGACCTCCTTTACCGCCGCGCAGGTGGGTTCTGCGATGCTCGAACTGGGCCGGGCGGGATTTGCCGCAAAAGAAATTGACGACTCCATCGCCTCGATCATGAACCTGGCCCGAGCCACCGGAACCGATCTGGCCGAGGCCACCAATATCGCGGCCGCTACGCTGCGTGCCTTTGGAATGGATGCGTCTGATATGACCCGCGTGGCCGATGTGCTAACAGCCACGGCCAATACCTCTGCCCAGACACTTTCGGATCTGGGAGAGTCGATGAAATATGCCGCCCCGGTTGCGGATCTGTTCGGCCTGTCCCTGGAGGATGCCTCCAAATCATTAGGCATCCTGGCCAATGTCGGCATCAAGGGCTCGATGGCAGGGACTACGCTCAAGAATATCATGCTCCGCCTGACGGACAGTTCCATCCGCTCCAAATTAAAGCAGCTCGGTGTGACTGTCTCCAACGCCAATGGAGACTTCCGCAACCTGGCCGACATCCTTACGGACCTGGGCAAGGCCACCCAGAACATGGGCGATGTGGAAAAACTCAGCATTTTTAATGAGATCTTCGGCCTGCGGGCCATTGCCGGAGGATCGAAACTGACCACCGAGACATTTATCCGATTGATTAACGCCATTGACCATGCCGCCGGCACGGCCCAGCGAACGGCCCAGGTCATGGACAGCGGTCTTGGAGGCGCGTTGCGCCGGATGTGGTCGGCCGTTGAGGGCGTTGGGCTTGCCATCGGCAGGTCCCTTTCCAAACCGCTGTCGATCTCTGCGGATCTATTTGCCGTGGTCAGCAACAAGATTACCGAATGGACCGACAAGCACCGAGCCTTGGTGGTGGTCCTGGGGGCCTTTGCGGCTTCCCTGCTGGTTGCAGGAACGGCTTTGATCGGCCTGGGCCTTACGCTCAAACTGATGGCCTTTGCCCTGGACACGATGAGAACGGTCCTCGGAGCCATTGTCGGGGTCTTTAAGGGAGTCAAGGCCATCCTCATGGCCCTTTTAAATCCCTTGGCGCTCCTGGCCGTCCTGGTGGCGGCCTTGTCTGCGGCGTTTGTTGTCATGAGCGGAGTCGGCCAGAAAGCCCTCAGCGCCCTGCAGAAAAAGTTTTCCGACCTGAAGTCCGATGCCCTTAACGCCTGGGGCGGGATCGTAGCGGCCTATGCCAGCGGGGACTTAGGGCTGGCCGCCAGAATCGCCTGGCTGACCGTCAAAGAGCAATGGGCCAAGGGCGTGGCGTTTTTAGAGACCAAATGGCTGGAGTTTAAGACCTTCTTCCTCAAGGCCGCCTTCGGGGCCTTCTATGGAGCCCTGGCGGCCTGGGAGTTCGTCCAGAACGCCATCGTCGTCGGTGTGATCGAGGCCTCTGCAGCCGCGGCGGGCGCCTGGAACGTCTTTGTCTCCTGGTGGAAGAAAGCCATCGAAGGAACCGCCATGGCCCTGGCCAAGGTCTACAACTGGATGATGTCCCTGATGGATGAGAATTGGGATGGCGCAGAGTTTATGCGCCAGATGACGGACAGCTTCCACGAGGGCATGGACCCAATCAACCGCCAGCTGGAAGCCAAACAGAATGAGGCCGAGCAGACACGCCGCCAGATGCGCGATGCCGCCCAAAAGGATCATGAAGACCGCCTGCGGGAGATTACGGATGCGGACAAGCAGCGGCGAGAGGGCCTGGAGGAATCCCTCAACCAGGAACTGGAGGGAATCTCTCAGGAGCTGGCCCAGGCCAAAGAAGACCTCAAAAACGCGATCCAGAAGGCCAAGCAGCAGGCCACCGAAAAGGCAGAGCAGGATAAAGTACAAGAACGGGCTTCTCGCCTGCGGGGTGCAGTGGGTATGGCCGGTGCTGCCCTGGACCTGGCCTCGGCGACTTCGGCAGGGACATTCTCCGCGGCAGCCCTGTCCGGCCTGGGAGCCGGCGGGGTCTCTCAGAAGATTGCCGACAACACCGCCGCCACCGCCCGCCATACGGAAACCATCGCCCGCAATACCGAAGACGGGGCGACCTTTACATAGGAAACAGAAATGGCCGTCACAGTCGTTGAACGATTTGAATCCAGGGATATCGAGCGGGGCAACAGCCCCAGAGCCATTTTGCGCTATGTGATCAAAGGCACGGAGGACCACGCCGAGGCCCTGTCCAATCTGGCCGCCATAGCACCGACGCTGTTTGATGGCCTGCCCCGGCTCAAATACAAGGTCGTCCCCGTCGGCCCCAAACTCTGGTACGGCGAGGCCCAGTACCAGCCCCCTACCCGACAGGAGACCGGCATCAAGCTCTATCAATTTGACACCGGCGGCGGCACCCAGCATATCACCCAGAGCTTGGGGACCGTCCAGCAGTACGGGCGTGCTGGATATACCCCTCCCAACTTCCAGGGGGCCATCGGCGTTTCCCAAAACAGCGTCGATGGCGTGGACATTGTGGTCCCGGTCTACAACTTCAGCGAGGTCAACTATGAATCCAGTTCCCAGGTCGATGCGGCTTATAAACAGACCCTCTTTTATCTGACCGGCAGGGTCAATAACGATTCCTGGAACGGCTATGCCGCCGGAGAGGTGCTGTTTTTGGGTGCCGCCGGCTCCATGCGTGCCGGAGGCGACTGGGAGATCACCTACCGATTCGCCGCCAGCCCCAACCTGACAGGCATTACCATCGGAGACATTACCGGGATCGCCAAGAAGGGCTGGGAGTACCTGTGGGTCCAGTACATGGACGAAGAAGACGCTACGGCCAAATCCATGATCAAACGGCCCTGGAGCGTCCATATCGAACAGGTCTATCCCTACGGGGACTTTGGAGACCTGCACGTATGAGCCAGTCCCTCAAAAAAGTCAAACCCGGCGACAAGCTGCAGATCCCGGCAGCCGTGTACAATGCCTTTGTCGATGCGGCCCTGGACTTCCGCAGCAGGCAGCACAATGTCCAGACACCAACCGGCGGCTGGACTGCCTCCGAGAAGGTCAAGATCAAAAACAACAGCGGCACCGATGCAGCCCGCTTTCAGGTCCTGGGTATCGATGGAGTCCTCTTCGATCCCCAGGATGCCCTGCAGACCTTTCAGCAGGAAGTGGTTTTATTGGGCAATACCCCCCTGCTTGCCCGTCATGCCGGCGGCCGGTTTGTCATCTGCGCCAGCCCCATCCCCAACGGCACCATCGGGACCGGCTGGGGCAGCGGGATCTGCCCGGTCCAGGTCAATGTCACCGATGAATCTCACGGGTATGCCGATGTGGCCGATGGCCAGGCGGCCTACCTGGCCAGCGCTGAAAGCGGCCCCTGCACCATCCTCTGGAAGGAATCCGGAACAGGCATTAAATGGGCCGTGGTCCGCTTCGGCGGCAGCGGCGGCGACAAACCGGAATGTTTCCTGCTGACCGACCTATCCCAAAATCCGATGCAGGGCACGCATCAGGTTCTCGGTGAAGGATGGCTCTGGGTAGATGGGTCTTATGGATCGGTGCAAATCCTTTGCCATCCGGCATCACAGCTGGATAATTACCGCCTTTCATACGTATGGGCCCAGAAAGTCAGCGGGATCTGGGTGGCCATTTCTATGACCAATATCCCGGTTTCTATTTGTTCGAGCTGAACCATGTATCCATTCGTCGGCTGCTACAAAAATGTTTCCGGACTCCTGGTCCCCTCCTGGACCAACCCCTGCAATCCGGCTCAGCAGCTGGCTGGGTGCGTCAAGAAACAATCCGGGGTAAAGTTCCCGGTACTGACCGCAGGGATTGGAGATTCCTGCATGGGACCATTATACGGCTGTGACAAGGTTATCGATGGGACACTATGCCCTGTGATCGAGTTTGCCAGTTATGCTTCTTATGACGAAATGATGTGGGGATGCTGCACTCCCTGCGATTTCTGCGTCGGACAGGTTCCTGATTTGATCCGATTACTCATCCAGAACTTTGACAGCGGCCAAAGCGGAATCTGCAATTATCAGTCCTATCCGAGTCGATGGTGGAAATTGGTGGGGTATTCGGATTCCATGCTGAATGGAACCCATTCTCTATCCCTTGGCGGACAGCAAGCGTATTACGGAACCTGTCATTGGTGGGTCTGTTATACAATCTCCCCGATCCAAAAACAGTTTTATTACTCCGAATACAACTGCCAGAATGACATCAATGAAGATGTGGCAGAGCGGCAGGTTGCCACGAAATTGATGATCGGTTTTTATCTGGCAGTAGCCCCCCCGCCCAGAATGACGATAAATATTACACTCCGGGACGCAACTAATTATACAGTTGCTTATTTGGGCGGATGGACCGCTTTTTCGGATACCGTGCCGATTGATTGCATGCAGATGAATATCGTGCTTCCGGAGCCGATGGATTCCTGGCGATCCGGAATTTACTACCCGGGATGGGATCCAGAAGGTGTCGAAGCCTATGTGGTCCACAAGGGACGCATCTATTTCTGTTTGGTCGGCCACACATCCAGTGCGATTAGCGAACCCGGCGTAGGAGCAAACTGGCAGGATTCCTGGCGTTATTATTGTCCCTATCCAAGCACTACCTACACGATCACCAATGGAGACCTTCCCTCCTCGTTCGTGTGGGCGGTCGGGAACCATTACGATCCCAATGACCGGGTACGCCATCTGGAAGACCTCTATAGATGCTATGCGGCGCACGAAGCCACGCTGGCCAATGAGCCGGGCACCGGACCCAATTGGGGGCAATATTGA